ATAATAAATGACGAAGATTACAAACACTTATAGTTCTTTTCCGGATCAGGTTGTACCTGATGAAGTCAAACAAAGCATGGACTATGGCCGCCAAGTTGGTATGGCTATTGAAGGTGATTGGTTTAGTGGAACTAGATCGGGAGTTGAAAATAGATTTAATACTAATTATAATAATTTTAGGATGCGTAGGTTGTATGCAAGAGCAGAACAACCAGTACAGAAATATAAAGACGAACTAGCTATAAATGGTGACTTAAGCTATTTAAATCTTGATTGGAAACCTGTTCCAATAATACCTAAGTTTGTTGATATAGTAGTTAATGGTATGGATGATAAGCTTTATGATATTAGAGCTTTTGCACAAGATCCAGAATCAAGACGTATGAGATCTAAATATGCTGAAGATGTTTTACGAGATATTCAAACAAAAGAATTTTTACAAAATTTACAAGGTGCAGTAGGATTAAACTTATTTAATAGTGAAAAGCCAGAAGAGCTACCTGAAAACAAAGATGAGTTAGACTTACACATGCAACTTAGTTATAAGCAAGCAAGTGAAATAGCTTGTGAAGAAGCTATTAATAACACTTTAGAGTTTAATAGATATAACTTAAAGAAAAAACGTGTAATAGAAGACTTAGTAGTATTAGGAATAGGCGCTGTAAAAACTAATTGGAATAGAGCTGAAGGTGTTAAAGTAGATTATGTTGATCCGTCTAAGTTAGTTTATTCATATAGTGAAGATCCAAACTTTGAAGACTTGTGGTATGTAGGAGAAGTAAAAGCATTATCACTTGCTGATTGTAAAAAACAATTTCCTAACTTAACAGATGATGAGTTAGAAAAATTACAAGAGTATCAAGGTAATGGTAATTTTCTATATAATTATAACGGAAGAAGAGATGGTAATTATATATACATATTGTATTTTGAATATAAAACATATAGTGAACAAGTATTTAAAATAAAAAGAACTGCTACAGGTTTAGAAAAGTCATTAGAAAAACCTGATACTTTTAATCCTCAAGAAAGTGAAAACTTTGATAGAGTAAGTAGATCAATAGAAACACTTTATAGTGGTGCTAAAGTTTTAGGATATGATATGATGTTAGAGTGGAAGCTTGCAGAGAATATGACAAGGCCAAAGTCTAACTTAGTTAAAGTAAATATGAATTATAATATTTGCTGTCCTAAAATGTATAATGGTAGAATAGAAAGTTTAGTAAGTCGTATGATGGGCTTTGCTGATATGATACAATTAACTCATTTAAAAATACAACAAGTAATATCTAAAGTAATACCTGATGGCGTTTATTTAGATGTGGATGGTTTAGCAGAAGTTGATTTAGGTAACGGTACTACATATAATGCTAAAGAAGCTTTAAATATGTATTTTCAAACTGGTAGTATATTAGGTAGATCAATGACTACAGATGGTGATCCTAATCCAGGTAAAATACCAATACAAGAACTTGTTAAAAGTGATGGTGGTAATAAAGTTGCTTCACTTATAAATACTTATCAATACTATTTACAAATGATAAGAGATGTTACAGGACTTAATGAAGCAAGAGATGGTAGTATGCCAAACTCTGATTCACTAGTAGGTTTACAGAAACTAGCAGCTGCTAATTCAAACACAGCTACTAAACATATATTAAACTCTTATTTATATCTTACTGTTAAGACTTGTGAAAATATTGTACTAAGAACTTCTGATAGTATAGAGTTTGATTTAACTAAAGAAGCTTTAAAAAATAGTATATCTACTTGGAGCGTAGGTCAACTAGAAGATTTATCTAATATACATCTGTATGACTTTGGTATATATTTTGATTTAGTTCCAGATGAAGTAGAAAAAGAAAAACTAGAAGCTAATATACAAGCTGCATTATCTAGTGGTAGTATAAACTTAGAAGATGCTATAGATATTAGACAAATAAGAAATTTAAAGTTAGCTAATCAAATGATTAAGCTAAAGCGTAAGAAGGCAGCAGAAGCAGCGCAGGCTGCACAGCAAGCTAATATACAAGCACAAGCTCAAGCTAATGCGCAAGCAAGTGAAGCTGCGGCTTTAGCAGAAGTACAGAAACAACAAGCTGTTTTAGATACTAAACTTAAGTTTGAAAAAGGTAAATCAGGTTATGAAGTAGAGCGTATGCGTGTTGAAGCACAAATTAAACGTGAATTAATGGATCTTGAATTTAACTATAACTTACAGTTAGGTCAACAAAAAATAAATAAAGAAGGTTCAAGAGAACAAGAAATAGAAAATAGAAAAGATAAAAGAGCCAAAATTATTGGTACACAACAAAGTGCTATGATAGATCAAAAGAAAAATGATTTAACGCCAATAGACTTTGAAGATGAGCAGGGTGAAACTGCTCTGAATATTTAATTATTATATTATATTATATTATGGCAACAAAAGTAAAAACAGAAGCAGAGGTAGATTCAAAACAACCTCTTAAAATGAAAAGAAAACCTGGAAGACCTAAAAAGTTAACACAGGAAAAACAAGTAACTAAATTAGAAATAAAACAAGATGCCGTTCCAAAGCAAAGCACAGGAGTCGTGGATGAGGATAAACAAGCCAAAGATGTGGAAAAAGTGGAGGAGAGAGCACCCGAATCAAGACTTGAAGAAATTACCAAAGAGGTCGAAAACAAAGATGAGAACAAGGAGATCGAGGTAATAAATGAAAAGCCAGTTGAAGAAGTAAAGCCAGAGCCAGTAGTTGAAACTGCGCCTGAACAACCTACTTCTAATTTACCAGAAAATGTAGATAAACTAATTGAGTTTATGAAAGAAACTGGTGGAACAGTTGAAGACTATGTTACTTTAAATAAAGATTATAGCAAGTATGATGACAAGTTGCTTGTTAAAGAATATTATAAAAAGACTAGACCACACTTAGATGATGAGGAAATTAACTTTATAATGCAAGATAATTTCTCTTATGATAAAGAAGTGGACGAAGAAAGATTTGTACGTAAGCAACAGCTTGCATACAAAGAGGAAGTTGCGAAAGCCAAAACCTTTTTAGAGCAAATGAAAAGTAAATATTATGATGAAATCAAGTTGAGGCCATCTGTTACTAACGAGCAGAAAAAAGCTATGGACTTTTTCCAACGATACAGTCAAGAACAACAACAAATAACCGCTAAAAGAAGCGAGTTTGTAGACAATACAAAAAACTTTTTTCAAGAACAATTCAAAGGTTTTGAATTTAATGTTGGCGAAAAAGCTTTTAGATATAATGTCTCAAACCCGGAAGATATGATAAATAACCAAACAGATGTTTCTAAATTTATAAATAAATTTATGGATAAAGATGGAAAAGTATCTGATATGGAATCTTATCATAAGGCTATTTACGCAGCTAGAAATGCTGATAGATTAGCACAACATTTTTATGAGCAAGGCAAAGCCGATGCTACTAGAGATGTTATAGCAAAATCTAAAAACATCAGCAATGAAACAAGGCCGGTAGCTACTGATGCTACTATGCCTAATGGTTGGAAAGTAAGAGCAATAAGTGGAGTTGATAGTTCAAAGCTGAAAATTAAGAAAAAATCATAATAAAAACAATACAAAATGGCTTTTGAAACAAGCGGATCGTTCCCTGCATCAATAGTGCCAATGCCAAATCAGGTTACCGTACAGGATAACTATATTGATTTTGCTGACACTAATTTCGATACATGGGCACAACAATATCTACCTGAGCTATATGAGCAAGAGGTAGAAAGATATGGAAACAGAACATTAGCTGGTTTCCTACGAATGGTTGGTGCTGAGATGCCAATGACATCGGATCAAGTAATTTGGTCTGAACAAAATAGATTACACATCGCATATGATAATTGTTCTGTTGCAGCTAACGCTGGTTCAAGTATTACAATTACTATTACGCCAGGTGCAAGTAACCCAGCTACTTCAGCTATTAGAAACGGTAACACGATTTTAATTACTGATAACGGTACAGGTTTATCTTCTACTAAAGCGTTAGTAACTGATAGAACTTCTGGTGTTACTACTGATGGTTATACAATTGACTGTGTTGTATATGAAACTAACGCTGCTGGTGTACCTGCTGCTATCACTGGAGGTACTTGTAGCTTATTCGTATATGGATCTGAATTTCCAAAAGGAAGTAACGGAATGTCTGGAGCTATTGAGCCAGGTTTCACGAGATACTTTAATTCACCAATTATCTTAAAAGATAACTACGAATTAAGTGGATCTGATACTGCTCAAATAGGTTGGATTGAAGTTGCTACTGAAGACGGAACATCTGGATATTTATGGTACTTAAAGTCTGAATCTGAAACAAGATTAAGATTTGAAGATTACTTAGAAATGTCCATGGTTGAAGGTGAACTTCAGGCTAACACAGTAGCTTTCGGTGCTGAGTTTGGACCAAGTGGTGCTGCTCAAAACATTAAAGGTTCTGAAGGTTTATTTGCTGCTATTGAAGCAAGAGGTAATGTATACTCTGGTTTTGCTGGAGCTGCTGCTCCTGGTTCAGGTGCTTTAGGTGATTTCGATGAAATACTTAAAAACTTAGACAAGCAAGGTGCTATTGAAGAAAATATGTTATTCTTATCAAGAGAAACTGCTCTAGATTTTGATGATATGTTAGCTGCTACTAATGGTGGTTATGCTTCAACTAACGCTGCTTCTTACGGTTTATTCGATAACGAAGCTGAAATGGCGCTTAACTTTGGATTTTCAGGGTTTAGAAGAGGTTCTTATGACTTCTATAAAACTGATTGGAAATACTTAAATGATGCAACAACAAGAGGTTTATCTAAAGCTGTTGATGGTGTATTAATTCCAGCTGGAACTTCTACAGTATATGATCAAATGTTAGGATCAAACATCAGACGTCCTTTCTTACATGTAAGATATAGAGCTTCTGAAACTGAAGATAGAAGATTTAAAGCTTGGATCACTGGATCTGTTGGTGGTGCTTACACTACTGATTTAGATACTATGAGAGTTAATTTCTTATCAGAAAGATGTTTAATTACACAAGCTGCTAATAACTTCGTGTTATTCAAAGGAGCTTAATTATTTATTAACATTTAAAAGATAGAAATTATGGACATAGCAATATCAATTTTAGTAGCTGGTAATGGAACTGCATATAAGAACGGAAAAAAGTTAATCAATGTGACTGACTTTGTAAAAGTTCTTTATAGTTCTGCTACAGAAACTAAACTAATCACAAACAATGCTCTTGATGAGGTTACTATAACTCATGCTAGTGTTGGTTCTAATGCTGGAACTTTTCAGGATTTAGTACAAGACGCTGTAGAGCTAGCATATCAAGCACCTGGATCAATTCCAGCTGTTGATGTGTCTACTTATGCTGTTAGTGAAGTAACTGTACTTTAAACATCATAACACAATAGTTAAGATCCCGCTTCGGCGGGGTCTTTATTAATTATTTATATTATATTATATTATGGAAACAAAAACTAAAAAGGCTCCAGCAAAAGCTGCAGCACCAGTAGATAACTGGGAATACAAAAATAGAAACTATTACTTAATAGGTAATAAAACACCATTAACATATACTTTACCAAGTAGACACTCTAAGAGATACCCGTTAGTTTGGTTTGATGAAAATCAAGGTTACGAAAGAGAAATGAGATATGCTACTAATATGAAGAGTATATTTGTTGATGAACAAAAAGGAGCTGCTACTTTAAAACATATAACGTTTGATAGTGGTCATTTATATGTTCCTAAAGAAAAAAGAAATTTACAAGAGTTCTTAGAAAGACATCCACACAACGGTGTAGTGTTTAAAGAATTTGATCCAATAATAGAAGCAGAAGATCAGTTTGAAGATTTACAATATGAAATACAAGCTATGAATATGGCTTATGAAATGGATATTGAGCAAGCTGAAGCAATATTAAGAGTTGAGTTTGGATCATCTGTTACTTCTTTATCATCTAAAGAACTGCGAAGAGACTTATTATTATTTGCAAAGAGAAACCCTGAGTTGTTTATTAACTTAGCAAATGATGAAAATGTAGTTCTTAGAAATTTTGCTATCAGAGCTGTCGAAGAAAGAATAATAGATCTTTCACAAGATCAAAGAACATTTACTTGGAAAAGCAATGGTAGGAAATTAA